TCAAGATGAATTTATTTCTGCGGGCAGCTACACTTGGATTTGTCCTGATGATGTAACTTCTATATCTGTAGTATGCGTCGGCGGAGGTGGTGGCGGAGATGCAGGATCTGATTTAGTTGGCGTGGGTGGCGGTGGCGGCGGCGGCGCGCTCGCATATAGAAATAACGTAACAGTAATTCCAAGACAACAATATACAATTGTCGTAGGTGCAGGTGGTATGGGGCAGGTTACAGTTGCAAGGACAACAACACAAGCAAGTACAGCCGGTGGGCAAACTAATGCATTTTCTTGTATTGCAGGTGGTGGATCAAACGGCTCACGGGGAACCGCACAAATTGTTATTGGTAGCTCAAATGCAGCAGGCGGACAAATTGCTGGAGTATATGATGGAGGATCAGCCGGCGGTTTTGGTGGAACAATAGATACATCTACAGAAGGATTTAGACCACCGGGCGGGGGCGGTGCTGCAGGATATGCAGGTTTAGGTGGATATGGTGGCAGAGGTAAAAGACCTACAGGATCGCTTGCATCAGCTGCAAGTTTATCAGGTGATACAGCCGCACCAAATAGCGGCGGAGGTGGGGGCGGCGGCGCAGGATATACTAGTGACACCTTAAGAGTTGTAGTTGGTGCCAATGGCGGCGGAGTAGGTATATATGGTAAAGGGGTTGATGGCGTAGGTGGCTCTGGCGGCAATTCAATAAATATTGCTGAAAACGGTGGCGATGGCTCATCTAATTATGGCGGAATTATGGCCGGCTCAGGCGGCGGCGGAGGCGTTGGTGGCGATAATAGATCAGCTGCAAATGGAAGTGACGGTGCGGTTAGAATCATATGGCCAGGCCAATTAAGACAATTCCCATTAACAGGTACACAAAATGCTTGAGCGCGAATATATTGTGAGTTTAAACAAAGGAGTAGACTACGACTCCTTTTGGCAAGAAATGGAATCCAATACAAATGGGTTGCAATTTGTTCCGGACAGAAGAGTAGACATCGTCAATAATAGAGATGGTAGCCTTCGTAGTTGCCATTATTCATTAACTGATGATGAAGCTAAAATACTACAAGATGACTCCAGAGTTTATTCTGTTGAGATACCATTAAAAGACAGAGACGATGTCATAATGGTATTAAGAGGTAGACAAATTGATGACTTTACTAAAAGTTCTTCATCAACAGGCTCAAGAGTAAACTGGGGTCTTAATAGAATCAATAGTGCTATAAACAATTATGGTGCAAATACTACAACCACATCTAATTATGATTACATATTAGATGGCACAGGTGTTGATGTTGTCATACAAGATAGTGGCATTGAAGTTAACCATCCTGAGTTTCGAGATAACAATGGCGCCACAAGAGTACAACAGATAAATTGGTATACTGAATCTGGTATAGGTGGTACTCAAAGTGTAAACCATTACAGAGATTATGATGGTCACGGAACACACGTTGCGGGCATTGCTGCAGGCAGAACATTTGGCTGGGCAAAGAATGCCAGGATATATTCTTTGAAGGTCAATGGACTTGAAGGCACAGGCGATTCGGGTACAGGCATTTCAGTTACAGATTGCTTTGACGTTGTCAAACTATGGCATAGAAATAAACCAAGAGACCCCGTAACAGGATTTAAAAGACCAACCATTGTTAATATGAGTTGGGGCTATAGTTTAAACTATACTACTGTATCATCAATAACATATAGGGGCATTACATATAATGATGCAAATACTACAGGTAATGCTAGCTATCGCTGGGCAAACTATGGCTTAGTCAATTTGACAAATGGTGCAGACTTTGTTACAAATTTTCGTCAAGGGCAGGTAGATGTAGACATTCAAGAAATGATAGATGACGGTATTCATGTTATCATTGCCGCAGGCAACAATTACCATAAAATAGATACTCCAGCTGGCGCAGATTATAATAACTATGTTACTTTTGGTGGAACTGATTATTACTATCACAGAGGCTCTAGTCCTTTAGATGACCAAGCGATAAAAGTTGGTAGTATTGATAACAAGGTTTTTGCGGCAAATTTAGATCAGGTATCAAACTTTAGCGAAAAAGGTCCGGGCGTTGATGTATGGGCACCTGGCTCAAATGTTATGAGCGCTTGTAGTAACACCAACGATTTCAGCGCAGTTTCTTATTCCAAAGATTCCGGATTTAAACAAGTTAGTATTAGCGGCAGTTCAATGGCAGCTCCACAAGTATGTGGTGTAGGTGCGTTATATTTGCAAATGAATCCTGGTATAAAACCAGAACAAATGAAGACGTGGTTCACTAACGTAACGGCAGTTACAAATGTTATATATACTACAAATACGTCAAATGATTATACAACCACAAGATCTTTATTGGGAGCTCCCAATAAATTTTTATATAATCCTTTTGGTATAGAGTCGGACGGTGATATGTCTGGTGCAGTTACATTAATAAACGGGGCATTTACCTTAACACAATAAGAATATGAATTTTGAATTGACTGAAGAAAATTTTACCATGTTTGCAGTAAAGAATTATGATAATCCTTCTTGCAAAGGCATGGATGAGTTTCTCGATGATCTTAAAAGATTTAAGTATATTAAAAGACTTTTGAGAAAACACAACGTAGGTAAAGAATTAAAAGAACGATTGATACTCAATCATATAATTGTACTTGGTAACTTATTTGGCATTGAAGCCACAACAAAAATGTTGTTCTTTAAATTGGAAGAAAACTTCTGGCCTCAAATAAAAGCATTTTTGGTATTTTTAAATTATATGCCAATCAAGGTAATTGTGCCGCCAGGTGTTGAAATACTTGATACGGAAATACCAATAGACGAAAAAATTTTAGAAGATTTAAAAAAGATATAAAATGGGAAAATTTGTAGATTCACTTATAACATTCAGAATTTTAAATATGCTTGTTACTCCGTTTGAAAATACGGAGGCTTTTCGTCTTGGCATTATAGATGCAAAAGGCAAAGAAATAAAGCGTATGAGAGATTTGAATACTGTTGAAGAAAGAGATGCGTATACTTTATTGCATCGTTTAGTATTCAGATTGAAAAGAATCATAAACAAAGTACCAATCGAAAATAAAAAATTAGTATCCTTGGCTGCCGCTTATTCTTTAGTTAGAGAAGAATTAAATAACGGTAAAGAGTCTATAAATCTTGAAGAAAAATTCTTGAAGAGGCTAGATGAGGATTTAACAAAAGAACTTCAGGAAATAAATGAAGCTATGGATAAGAGTAAAATTTTCACATTCAAACAATTCAATGAAGAAATTGGTGCCGGCCCAGCAGCTGCTGCCAATAATGCAATGGCTACCGCAGGTGTAGCTGGTCTAGATACAGATCCTCCAGTAAGCAAGAAGGGTCAAAAGAAATGGACTGTAGTTAACGCCATGTTTAAACGAGGGAAAACAAATGGTTGAATCTACAACTACAACTAAAAGAGACCTAGACACCGACATTCGCGTATCCGTTTTGGAAACACAAGTTACATCCATTACTAGTAGTCTAGAAAAAATAGAACAACGAATAGATGAGAATTATGCTACATTGCACCATAGAATAAGCGATATGAGAGATGACTTGCATAAAGACATAGAAGCAAAACATGATAAAGTTATTGAGAAATTAGACGCTCAAAATAAAGCTAGCACGGAACAACATAAAGCAATTGCCGAAAAAATTACCACAATCGAAAAATGGCGCTGGATGATAATGGGCGGCGCTATTGTTATTGGTTATGTTTTGGCTCACTTGAAATTAGAAAAATTATTCTAAATGCTTGACATCTAGTCAAAAGTATATTATAATTAAGGCTTCGTACAGGAGTCTTTGTGTCTTTATTTACTGACCTAAAATATTTAAAATTAATTAGCAATCGTTTACCGCAATTCAAACAAAAAAGTGAACGGCTGTATAATTGCAGATGTATCATTTGCGGCGATTCGTCAAAAAAGCAAAATAAAACGCGAGGCTATTTCTATGCCTCCAAAAATGAGTTATATTACAAATGCCATAATTGTAGTGCATCTATGCACTTTGGTTCATTCTTAAAACAATTAGATGGTTCTCAATATAATCAATATGTGATGGAAAGATATAATGAAGGCTTGCCCACAAATAAACCCCATCAAAAGATTGAAGACAAATTTAGAATGAAAGAACCAGTGTTTGAAAAGAAAGAGGAAACTCTTCTTGATAAAATATTGGATAGACTTGATACCTTACCCGAAGACAATGAAGCAGTTCAATTCTGTTTAAAGCGAAAAATCCCCAGAGAAAAATTTAATAGACTGTATTTCATTAAGAATATCAAAGACATATCACAACTTAATGAGAAGTATAGAGAGAATGTTAAAGGTGAAGAACCCCGTTTGATTATTCCATTTTATAATTTAGATGGTCAATTGGCAGGCGTTACTTGTAGAGCATTGCGGGGTGAGAGTTTAAGATATGTCACTATTAAAATTAAAGAAGATGATTTATTAATTTTTGGGCTTGCAGACGTAGATAAAACAAAACCGATTTATGTAGTTGAGGGTCCTATTGATAGCTTATTCCTACCAAATTCAATTGCAGTCGGTGGTACTACATTTGGTAAACTTGATTCATTATCTTTACCAAAAGATAAATTAATTGTCGCAATGGACAATCAACCTAGGAACAAAGAAGTTTGCAAAATACTTGACAAGATCATTGAAAGACAATATAATGTAGTTATATGGCCACAGACAATTGACGAAAAAGATATAAATGATATGGTGTTAAATAACCGTGACCCGTTTAAAATCATATCTAAAAATATTTTTTCGGGGTTACAGGCAAAAGTTAAATTTACAGAATGGAAGAGGTGCTAAATGAAAAAAATTATTACACTTGTAAATGACGAAGATGGCAATTTGGTTTTGCCTTTGAGTGATGACATATTAAAAGAAGTTGGTTGGGATGTAGGTGATGTAATTGATTGGGTCGATAATAAGGATGGAAGCTGGACTATGAAAAAAGTTAAAACACAACTTGTACTTGTTGAGTGTATATCAATGTTCCGTCAACGATACGTTGTTGAGGTACCTGCAGGCAAATCTGAATGGGCACTTGATACAGTTGTAATGCAAGAAGCTAAAGAATTTAGCCAAGAACATATCGGTGAAAATATTATTTCTCACAGAGTTATGAATAAAGAAGAAGTTCTTGCGTTATGCGATATTGATAATGATTACGCAAAACGCTGGAGCGATGATTATAAATTTGATACATTTGTAACAAAGGTTAAAGAATGAAAGTTTATATAAACAAATACAAGTATCATTGGATCAGTCCATATACTATATTAAAATTTGTCTGTTTTTGGGAAAAAAACGACGACATATTTTACAATCACAAAAATGAACCCAATCCACCATATGAAAAATGGGTTGATCGTTTACAACCTATTTGCGAAGGCATTCAAACAGTTCTTGATTTTATTAATCCTAAGATCAATTATGTTAAGATTGACAAATGGGATACATGGAGTATGGATTATACTCTTTCTCATATTGTCGTTCCAATGCTTAAACAACTTCAAGAAACAAAGCATGGCGCTCCAGGTGTAGATGATGAGGATGTTCCTGTTGAACTTCGTAGCACCTCTGCACCAGCAAAAGAAAATGATTATGATATTGATGACAACCATTTCAAACGATGGGATTGGGTTTTGAATGAGATGATTTGGGCATTTGAACAAAATTTAGATACAAAAAGCGAAGAAAAGTTCTTTGATCATTCCGATGTTGAAAAAATAAATCATGATTTTTTAGGTCAATTGGAAAAAATTAAAATTGACCATGTGGGTTTAGACGCCCATCAATCTAGAAAGGCAAATGGATTCCGTTTGTTTGGTAAATATTATCAAGGACTATGGGATTGATATGAAACCAGAAGATTACGAAACATTTAAAGCATGGTGGCTAGCCAGTAAATATAATCAAGTTGTTGTCCCTGCAGAAGGTTTGGAACAAATTGCAAAAGATGCTTGGGAAGCAGCAATTACATATGAACAAGATAAACCAATTAGAACATATAGATGGGATGGAGTTTTACGATGAAGGTTGAAGTTATTTCCTATTCACAACCCGCAGTATATTTTGCGGAAAATATGACGGAGCTCGTAGCATTTTGTGCTCGAGTTTCTAATCCATCTAATCAGACTAATAAAGATACATCAGAAAAATTAATTAAATATCTAATTAAAAATAAACACTGGTCTCCACTTGAGATGGTGTCATTGACTCTTGAGATTGAAACTACAAGAGACATTGCAAGGCAAATGTTGAGACACAGAAGTTTTTCATTCCAAGAGTTCAGCCAGCGGTATGCTGATCCTACACAGGAATTGGATTTTAATATCAGGGAGGCTAGAATGCAGGATACTGCAAATAGACAAAACTCTATTGATCTAGATCTAACTAATGCTGACAATATAGAATTGAATAATATGTGGGTTGAAAAGCAACAAGATATGATTAAACTTGCAAAACAAACATATACCTGGGCTGTTACTAATGGTATTGCAAAAGAACAAGCCAGAGCAGTCTTGCCCGAAGGTCTAACAGTTTCTAGACTGTACATGGCTGGCACTTTGAGAAGTTGGATACACTATATTCAACTAAGATCAGAAAATGGCACACAAAAAGAACATATTGATATTGCAAAAGCCTGTGCAAAGGTTATATCTGAAGTATTTCCCCTAGCTAAAGAATTGTAAGAGTTGTCTATTAATAAATAAAAGACAAACACCAATCGAGCTATCATATGTGGATATTTACTTTTTTACCAACTTGGGTTTTTCATGCTATTCTCGGTGCAGGCATTCTCGCATTGCTTGCGGGAATGTTCTTCAGCTTTATTCCCCTTATCTCAAAATATAACATACCCGTTAAGGTACTAGGTTATACGCTAGTAGCGTTTGGCCTATTCCTCGAAGGTGGATTGAATGCTAATATGGTATGGCAAGCTAGAATTGCTGAGATGGAATTAAAAGTCGCGGCGGCTGAAGTTGAAAGTGCAAAAGAAAATACTAAGATAGTAGAAAAAGTTGTTAAGAAAACTGAATACATTAAAACAAGGGGTAAAGATGTTGTTCAATATATTGATAGGGAAGTTACCAAGTATGACAACACTTGTATAATCCCCAAAGAATTTGTTAAAGCACATAATGATGCTGCGGAGATGGCAAAATGAAATATATTTTATTAGTTATAGCACTTCTTCTAACCGGTTGCTCAACAACCGTTCCTGTTAGAGCAAAATTCCCAGAGGTCTCGCAGTTATTAATGGCACCTTGTCCTGATTTAGAAAAACTAAAAGAGGATGAAAAGGCATTGAGTGCTGTAGCAAAAACAGTAACAAGCAATTATACTACGTATTACGAGTGCGCAGTAAAGCAAGACGCTTGGATTAAATGGTATCAAGTACAAAAAAGTATTTTTGAGTCTGTAAAATAATTAAAAATTGGAGTAAAGATGACTAAAGATGTAGTCCATGGGATCAATGTCGACTATGCTAGAGATAGTTTGTTTGATGAATTGGGAATTAAAAGATTAAAAGAAAGTTACATGAAGGATGAGGAACAATCCCCGCAAGAGAGATTTGCATTCGTTTCTAAGGCATTCGGCTCCAATAAGGAGCACTCGCAAAGATTATATGAGTATTCTTCTAGACATTGGTTGTCTTATTCTACTCCTGTTCTCAGTTTTGGGCGTAGTAAGCGTGGCCTTCCTGTATCATGTTTTTTACCTTATCTCGACGATAGTGCTGAAGGTTTGGTCAATACTTTATCGGAAGTAAATTGGTTATCAATGTTAGGAGGCGGTGTTGGACTTGGAATTGGAATTCGTTCGGCTGATGATAAGTCTGTTGGTGTTATGCCTCATCTTCGCACCTATGACGCATCATCGCTTGCTTATAGACAAGGTAGGACTCGTCGCGGTTCATACGCTGCTTATTTGGACATTAGTCACCCTGATATTCTCATATTTTTAGAAATGAGAAAACCAACAGGTGATCCTAATATGCGAGCATTGAACTTGCATCATGGTATTAATGTTACTGATGAGTTTATGTTATTGGTTGAGAAATGTATGTTAGACAAAGATGCAGATGATACATGGGAATTAAAAGACCCATCATCAGGTGTTGTCAGAGACACAGTACCTGCTAGAGAATTATGGCAACGTATTATTGAAATGCGTATGCAAACAGGTGAACCATACCTACACTTCATAGATACAAGCAATCGAATGATGCCAGAGTTTCAAAAGAAATTGGGACTAAGCATTAAACAATCCAATTTGTGCTCTGAAATTATTTTACCTACAGATAAAGATCGTACTGCGGTATGTTGCTTATCTTCTTTGAACTTGGAGTACTATGATGTCTGGAAAGACGATCCTCTTTTCCTTCGTGATGTTGCAGAAATGCTTGACAATGTTCTTCAGTATTTTATTGATAATGCACCTCCCACCATCTCGCGAGCAAAATATTCCGCAATGCGTGAAAGAAGTATCGGCATCGGTGCGCTGGGTTGGCATGCCTACTTGCAGAAAAACAATCTCCCATGGGAATCCGCAATGGCAGTCGGAGCCAATCACAAAATTTTCAGCAAAATTAGAAAAGAGCTAAACAATGCAAATCTTGAATTGGGTAAAGAAAGAGGCGAAGCACCTGATGCGACAGGTACTGGACGCCGCTTCTCTCATATGCTTGCTATTGCTCCAAACGCTTCTTCTTCTATCATTATGGGTAATACTTCCCCTTCTGTTGAGCCCCTTCGTGCGAACGCATATAGACAGGATACTCTGTCGGGTTCAATGCTCAACAAAAACAAATGGCTAGACGCAATCATTAATGAAGAAGCAAAGACACGTAAGGAAGATTGGTATAATGAAGTATGGTCTAGCATCATTGCTAATGACGGATCAGTACAGCATTTAGACTGGTTGTCTGATTGGAACAAAGATGTTTTTAAAACATCTATGGAAATTGACCAGCGTTGGGTTATTCAACACGCTGCCGATAGACAACAATATATAGATCAAGCGCAGTCTATTAATTTATTCTTCAGACCAGATTCGAATATTAAGTATTTGCATGCTGTTCATTTCATGGCATGGAAACAAGGATTGAAAACACTTTACTATTGCCGCTCAGAAAAAATCGGTAAAGCTGATAAAGTATCTAAAAAGATTGAGAGAGAAGTTATTAAAGAGTTGGATATGAAAGCTATAATTGAGGGTGATACCTGTTTAGCGTGTGAAGGTTAATAAAGGAAACAAATATGTCAGAACAATTTCTACACGAAAGATATATACGTTACAAATGCAAGTGTGGCTGTGAACAACATTGCAATAAAAGATGTTTAACTGAAGGTTGTGATTGTATAAAATGTAAATGCAACAAGTGTGAAGAAAAGAACGAAAATGTACAAAAAGGTTACAACTAAATGGAAAAAATTAAATCAAGACTGACTGACGAACGTAATTCGTTTAAACCATTTAATTACCCCTGGGCATATGATGCTTGGTTAAAACACGAACAAAGTCATTGGCTTCACACAGAAGTACCAATGCTTGAAGATGTAAAAGATTGGAAGAAACAATTAACAAATGAAGAAAAACAATTCCTTACACATATTTTCAGGTTCTTTACTCAAGGAGACATTGATGTTGCTGGTGGGTATGTTAACAATTACTTACCTTATTTTCCGCAGCCTGAAGTACGCATGATGCTATTGGGATTTGCGGCACGCGAAGCTTTACACATTGCAGCATATTCACACTTGATTGAGACATTGGGATTGCCTGATACAACTTACAATCAATTCCTTGAGTATCAAGAAATGAAAGACAAACATGACTACTTGTTAAACTTGTCTTCACAAAATTCCACATTGGAGTCTACAGCAGCACACATTGCCGCCTTTTCTGCCTTCACTGAGGGTATGCAATTGTTTAGTTCTTTCATTATGTTATTGAATTTTCCTCGTCATGGTAAAATGAAAGGCATGGGACAAATTGTTACTTGGTCTATTGTTGACGAAACTCAGCACGCCGAAGCTATGATTAAATTATTCCGTACATACGTAGAAGAAAACAAGGAGATATGGAACGATGACCTTAAAGGGAAGATCTACACGATTGCGGAGAAGATGGTGGATTTGGAAGATAAATTTATTTCATTGTCTTTTCAGACTGGGGCAATCACAGGCTTATCTGAACACGAAGTAAAAGAATACATTAGATACATTGCCGATAGACGTCTAATTAGTCTTGGTCTTAAAGGCATCTTTAAGCGTAAAAAGAATCCATTGCCTTGGGTTGAAACAATGATTAATGCACCGACACATACCAATTTCTTTGAGAACAGATCAACAGATTATGCCAAGGCAGCATCAACCGGATCATGGGGAGATGTATGGGGCAAGGCGTGAAAAACTTTAAAGAATTAAGAGAGCGAAAATATCCTGACGGTACACCGATTCCTAAAAATCTGCCACCGTTATATGATAAAGCCAAGACAGATAAAAATTGTGCAAATTGTAATGCTTATGTTCCAGGTACAAAAAATTGTAAGACCTGGGACGCTAAAGTGAAACCTAATTATTGGTGCAAAAAATGGATAGCAATACAGAAATAAAAATTGCATTTTACGATAAGCGTCGAGCAATCTGCAATTCTTGCGAACACCTAACAACTTATGTGGGCATCAAAGCATGTAGTAAATGCGGTTGTGCTATTTGGGGTAAGACTTTGATGAGGGGACAAAAATGTCCTGAAGGGAAATGGAATGCAGAACAAGATTGATCATGCACATATGAAAGCGGCAGAAGGATATGCTGAACTATCCTCTTCTAGAAGATTGAAGGTTGGTTCTATTATTACAAAAGATAATAGAATTATTTCAATAGGTTATAATGGAACCCCCGCTGGCTGGGATAATAATTGCGAGGATGAAATACATGAAGAATCTGAATATGTGATTGACATGGGTGGGCCAGTTCATACTTTGGGTTCAATCAGATGGAAAACAAAACCAGAGGTTATTCATGCTGAAATGAATGCTATTGGTAAGTTGGCAAAGTCTAATGAATCAGGACTAAATGCTACAATATACATCACTCATGCACCTTGTTTTGATTGTGCTAAGTTGTTACACATAGCAGGCATAAATAAAGTATTCTATAGAAATACCTACAGGAATACTGATGGTATAGAATTTTTAAATAAGTGTAATATTGAAGTGGAGAAAATATGAAAATTACAAAACGAGTGGGAATAACTTGTTCTACATTTGATCTGTTCCATGCAGGTCATGTAATCATGTTGGAAGAAGCAAAGCGTCAATGCGATTACCTAATTGCTGCGATTCAAGTTGATCCAACACTTGATAGACAAACCAAGAACAAACCTGTACAGTCAATCATTGAAAGACAAATTCAGGTATCAGCTTGCAAGCACGTTGATGAGATTATTGTTTATTCAACAGAAAAAGAATTAGAAGATATCTTTATGGCTTTACCAATTGATGTTCGCATCTTAGGAGAAGAATATAAAGATACAGAATATACAGGCAAAGAGATTTGCATGAAACGAGGAATAGAATTATACTTTAATAAGCGAGATCACTTTTTCAGTTCATCTGATCTTCGTTTAAGAGTATTTGATGCAGAAGCTAAAAAGAGAGGACAATCATGGCAAAGAGACAGCACAACGAATGCGTCGAATGCGACGCTGTCTTCAAGATAAATTACGATCTTGATGACAAGTATTACAAGGTAGGATATTGTCCTTTCTGCGGTTCAGCTATGGAAGAGGAACACAAGGATGCCCAATACGAAGACCTCGATAACTACGACGAAGACGTGTCCTAAATGCGGGACACTCCACGGCAAACCTGGGACTTATTGTTCCCGGGCTTGTGCCAATTCAAGGCAATGGACAGAGGAACAGAAACAAGTATTCTCTGAAAAGCAAAAAAAATATATGTCCACGGAAGAGTCTGAAGGACACAGATATAAAAAATCTATTCAGACTACGATGTTACACAAAACAGGACAAATGGGTAACGGGCTTGCCACAGAAAGAATCGAGGACGTAATGACTGATCCTGACGATTACTTTCTAGTACCTCCCAGAAACGAACCAAATAAATTTATATCAGGTGGAGATATTTGGGAGATTGTCGAACAATAAATACTAATTTAATATTGGTATTTAAAATGTGGTTATACAATAATGCAGAGTTAGAAGTAATACCTGAAGATGCATATGGATTTGTTTATTTAATTACAAACAATGTGACGGGTCGTAAGTACATAGGCAAAAAGCTATTTTGGTTTCGTAAGACCAAAATGGTAAAGGGTAAGAAAAAACGCCTCAAAGTCGAGTCAGACTGGCGTGATTATTGGTCGTCATCTGAAGAGGTTAGAACAGATGTGCAAAACCACGGTGAGGATAAGTTTATCAGAGAGATACTACACATATGCCCTAACAAAGGACTATGTAATTATTTAGAAGCAAGAGAACAAATGGATAGACGAGTTTTAGAAACAGAAGATTACTACAATGGGCAAGTACAATGCCGTGTACATAAAACTCATATCAAGAATTTAAAGGTATAAAATGCCAGCTACATCAAGATTCGGACATTAAGGAAAACAAAATGGAATTTTCAGGCGGCGCGAACGCTAGTATCGGCGAATGGTTCATGTATGGTAGCGCAAATGTTGTATTGAGTTCCAATATACTATTAACTCTGTAATTTTGGATAAAACAAGGTGTCAGAGTATATAAATAACAGAGTATGCAAACAACAATAGCAGATTTCGTCTTAAGTAATCCGGCCAATATAACCGCTGATATTTTAGGTACAAGCGACCCTGCCCTTGCTAAGCAAGCATTTGAAGGTCGTATTACTTTTGACGATATAACAACAGATGCAAATCCAACTATGATCTACATCAAAAACAACTTAATCATTGCCTGGTATGAAAAAGATGCCATGGTAGGTTTTATTTAAAGGAGGGTAAAAATGGCACATTTTGCTAAAGTAGAGAACGGCATCGTATCACAAGTCATCGTTGCTGAACAAGATTTTATTAATTCGGGTGCAGTTGGCGATCCATCATCATGGGTTCAAACTAGCTACAATACATACGCTGGCGTGCATAGAAATGGCGGTACACCGTTGCGCAAAAATTATGCAGGCATCGGTTCCGTATATGATGCAGGCAGAGATGCATTTTATGCGCCAATGCCTTATCCAAGTTGGTCATTAAATGAAGACACTTGCGTTTGGGGTGCACCGGTGGCACAACCAGAGGCAGTGCCACCAACAGAAACAACAACTGGAACAAGATATGAATGGGATGAGTCCATTATAAATTGGAAAGCTGTTGAAGTACCTGCCTTAGGTACACCGGCCTAATAAGTTTCGGCAAAAAGACCCGGCACCTGATCGGGTTTTTATTGACTTCTAGAGTCAATTCATATATAATTAGCATGTGATTAACAAAAATCCCCAAAGAACAGTGCTATTAATTCACTCGTTTTCTTAGTTTTTAAGAGGGGAAAACCTATAGGAGTAAACTATGAAAATTAGTTTAAAACCGAAATCCTCGGTGTTCATCAATGTACCTGCAAAAATATTAAAGGTAGTTGGCCTTTCACTAGTACTATGGGCGGTAGCTCATGTGTGCTTTCAGAAATTAAATTATCTAAAGCAAAACAGAATTGGCCTTGGTGCTAATTATGTGACGGCCGCAGAAAAGACAAAGCAATTAGAATGTTTGACAAAGAACATTTATTGGGAAGCGGCATCAGAACCATTTGAAGGCAAAGTTGGTGTAGCGCAAGTTACAATGAACCGAGTAGCATCAGGCAAATTCGCCAGTTCAGTATGTGGAGTAGTACATCAGAAGAATATTGTATATGAAAAAGTCATTTGCCAATTTAGTTGGTATTGTGAAAGTGTAAGTAAAGTAAGACCAATACATAGAGAGCTGTGGAAAGAAAGTGAAGAAGTAGCAAAGAAAGTTTTGCTTGAGAATTTTAGATTACCCTCATTAAAGAATGCGCTATACTATCATGCAGACTATGTGAGCCCAGGTTGGAAACTGCCTCGAATTGAAAAAATAGGCAGACATATTTTTTACGGAGATAAAAATGCAATTTAATATCGAATCGGTAAAAACATTTTTTGATGTGCATCTGCATAAAATATCTGCAGATACATTAGGGTGGCTGGCAGCTATTGTTTTACATTGTGCAACCCTGCCGTCACTATTAGCATTGATGACTGGATTGAGTGATAATACTCCCAGTATTGATATTGTTCTTTTGTTATGGGCCGGCTTGGTATTATTGTTTGTAAAAGCAATAGTATTGAAAGATTCTCTTAACATTATTACAATTGGAGTGGGATTTATTGCGCAAGCAGTAATAATGTCTTTACTTTTATTTAAATGATACTATGTCTAAACTTGCATTATCTAATAGAATTTATGTAGTATTTGATGTTAAAAATAAACTACATCGTAAATGGTTTGCCGATTTTAATGAAACTCGTACATGGGCAAAATGTCCTGTTAGATTTGTAATTGATAATGATGCAGGCGACCTTGTCACTATGATTCAAAGATCGCTAATACAATATTATGTTGATAGAGAATTTAAGAAAAGAACGAAATGAAAATTGCACTAACATCTGATATCCATTTAGAATTTGGAGATTGGTATCCTGTTAATCCTGAAAATGCTGATGTATTAATCCTTGGTGGTGACATTATGTTAGCCAATGAGGTCGAGACTGCTCTGGGCGACACCAATCAAATTATAGAATACAAGGGTCACAGATTCATCGAGTTCCTACATAACTGTAAGAAAGAATACAAAGATGTAATTTATATCATGGGCAACCATGAGCATTATCATGGTGATTTTGCTGTGTCGCCTAAATTTCTTGGCGAAGCTTGTGAAAAAGCCGGAGTTCATTTTCTAGATAAAGATAGTGTTAAAATTGATGACATTACCTTTATTGGTGGTACGCTATGGACGGACATGAATAATGAAGATTCTGATACTCTGAGTAATGTAAACGGTATGATGAACGATTTTCAGATTGTCAAAAACGGAAACAAAACAGGGTATAGACAGTTCAAAGTCTACAAAAAGAATTTGGAAGGCGAATATATTTTGGACGACCAAGGCCGAATGATACAAGAAGGTACTAAAACTACTGAATATGTTCCGCTATTTTCAACTCAAGATGCACTTGAAGACCACAAGAAAATGATGCATTATATTGATAGTGTTGTATATAATAAATTCGATGAGAAGTTTGTCGTTGTAGGACATCATGCTCCTAGCAAACAATCTACACATCCTAGATATAAAGATGATACTATAATGAACGGTGCGTATAGTTCTGATCTAACAAAATTTATTCTAAAGAATCCTCAGATTAAGGCATGGACACACGGTCACACGCATAATCAATTTGATTATATGGTTGGATCGACTCGTGTACTATGTAATCCAAGGGGTTATGTAAGGTATGAAAGAGAATCTAATGATAAAGATCCATACTTTGCAAAGGTATTTGAAGTATGACAGACGAAGAAGCTATACAATTATATGATGAAGTAAAATTATACTGGGGTGATAAGTTACCTGATCCAGAGGTTTATCCAAAGCAGTTCACTTATTACTTTAAATTGTATCGTTATTATAAAAGCAGGGATATGCTATGAAGTATATCCTTGCTCTATTGTTACTTGTAACTCAAACAGTATATGCTCAAAAAGGAGCGTATGTTTTATATGATTATGATTTAGATAGATCGCAGGTTGCATATAATGTAGATGATGTTAGATCAATTGCTAGTATTACTAAGCTATTCACAGCAATAGTTGTTTTGCGTAGTGGCGTAGAATTAGATGAGAAAGTTAAGGTACAGGGTAAAAGTCGAGGTAAATTTTCAAAAGGAATGATGATCTCTCGCAATAATCTTATGCGAGCTATGCTTATTAATTCAGACAATTTAGCCGCAGAAACATTAGCTAATACATATCCCGGCGGCTTTGTTAAGTTCATATTGGATGCAAATGAATATGCTAGAGGTATGGGATTAATTAATACTAAGATTGTAGATAGCTCTGGTCTATTAGAAGGTAATACTAGTACTGCATCAGATCTAATTACATTCTTATGGAAGATTAGAGATAACGAAGTAATTAGAAATATTTCTAAAGAACGTAATGATCATATATCTGTACCAAAAGGTAAAAAGAATATTACTGTCAATTTGCGAAACACCAATCCTAGTCTTTTTGTCTTTGATAACATTTTAATATCTAAAACAGGATTTACTAACCCCGCAGGGCGTTGTGTCATTATGTTAGTTGAAAAGAATAACTCATTACATGGCATTGTTATACTTGGACAAAAGAATGTGAAAGACAGATCACAAATTGCAAATAATTTGATTACGGCAAAAGCACTAGAACATAAAAAAGAACAAGTGTTTGAGCCAATAGTGTTTGAATTCCCCATGTAGTATGCCGTTTCTGTTGACACAGAGACGATTAGTTTATATAATATAATTTTAGGATTGTTATGAGTATTCATATTGATAATTTAACTGAAGAGCAAGTTGAAATGCTAGACATTATGTGGTCTTTTGAAATGCTAGATGAACTTGAAGAATGGCAAGCTACTCTAAGCTTGCGGCGTCGTCGTATGAGCGAACAATTGATGAGCCTGGTATTGATTGAAAGCCTCGATCAAGTATTAGCAGAGCAAAAAGAATTCCCTGAAGTAAAAGCATTACTATCAAAATTCTGTTGAAAGAATATAATGGCAACAAGAGAAAAATCTAAAAGGTGTGCGGTCTGCCTTAAAGCAATAGACCCAAACTGCGACTGGAAACAAGGTCGTTGTCCCCATCTTCCTGCTATGATTGAAATACAGCCAAAAGACACAAGCAAGGGGCATTTCTATGTTAGCCTTGTTAAGAGTGCAATTCGAATCATAGCAGGTGTTGCTCTAATAAATGGTGAGTTTATCATTGCAGGTGGATTACTAATTCTAGCAGAAATACTAGGTGTAGTCGAGGAGTTGGTGTAATGGATGCGGTAAAATTTAATGATATAGGCAGAGGGGCATATCTTGTTAGACGTTCACCTCAAGAATTCATTCATGCAGCAGGAATGTTAAATCCTGCAGACCATATGATTTTAGAAAAAATGATTATGTCTGTGGTTGATGCTTGCATTGAAGCAGTTAAGAATACACCTACTGATAATTGCTACACTAGCCATGATCTTGCAATGGCTGACGGTACCATATATCGTAGTATTCAGACAATTAAAAAGACATTTGATAATGGCGACCAAAGTAAATAAAGATGCTTTCTTTCAAATTGATGTGAAAATGCATGGCGGATTTAAGTTTAAAATACCCACAATGGGATATGGACTTAAATCATTATTAGAGTTTCAAAAAACCTTGCTTTATGTTGAGAAATATTCTTTCAAGGAAATAACCGAAAAAGAATATAAAAAGTTAATAGGTAATAAAAATGAATAAACTTGATATTTTTTATTCATTTTTTGATAGTGCTATTCCTTGTAGGGCACCTGTTGAGTTATATAATACCTGTATTGATTTATCAAATAGTAACGGGATTGCGTTAGATATTGGAGCCGATTTATGCGAAGGATTAACGCAAAGTCTATTAGATAAAAAATGGGACGGGAAAATTATTGCGTCAGATTTATGGTCTATCAGAGAGCCTAGTAAAGTAGAATCAATTACTTACATAAAAGGGGATGCGCCTGTTGTAATGCGAGAATTTTTATCAACTACACTAGATCCAATTAATATCGTGGAAATTGATCTTAGGAGTATATATTCCGAATTATACAAAGATGACCAAAGATTAGATTTTGAAATGTCTAAAACCGGAGATGTACTTGATTCATGTATTAATAATTTAGTTGAAGGAAGTATTATAATAATTAAAGAATTTCATACACATTCTGCAAGTTGTTCTTATTTATTTCATGTTGACGCAAAATCTCTTTCCAAGTTTTTATCAAAATTAAATTTTGATTATAAGTGTATTGCATACGGTGAAAACTTTCCAATGAGCGCCTGGCAATTATATCCAATTGGGACACAATTACATGGTAACGATCTTGAAAATTTAATTACATTGTTGACATAAATCTAGATACTCAAAAAAAGTGCTTGACAACTTGTCCAAAAGCATATATAATTATGACATGATAAGGAAAAAACGATCTGACCGCAAACACATAGTGTATTGCCTTACCAATGTTGTTACTGGCGATTTCTACATTGGTATCACCCAGGGCTTTCGAAAGCGAGACCTAAGAGTGCGTGTGCAAAAGCACATTCGTAGAGCATTGACTGAAGGCAAAGCCTGGCTACTATGCGACGCTATCAGGTCCTACGGGGCGGAATCATTCGTTGCACAGGAACTTGCCATTGTTCGCGGCAAGGTCGGTGCTCACAATCTAGAGCGTCAATTAATTGGTGAACACACCCCGTCGCTTAACTCTCAATAATCTTTGGTTTTTTTGGCTTAGGCATACCTTTATGAGCATTAGAAATTTTTTGCTTGGTTTCATCGGAACGAGTTCGTCCTTTGAGTGACTCTGCAATCTTTTTCTTATGCTCTTCGCTAAGAGTTTTACCTTTAGATTTTTCGTGTGGTTTTAATAATCTTATAGCTATCAAACGACATGCAGGATAATCACCTTGTGCATAATGAAGGTCGAAATGTTCTTTTAAAGAAAGTGCTACAAGATTTGTTGGGTCACTATTGGTACGATCTCCATCGATATGATGAATGTCGTAAGATCTTCCAAACTCGTCTTTTGGAATCGGGCCGTTATGCTTTACGTAAATTGACCGATACAAGTGATAAATATTCATGCTGATTACTCCTTTACAGTTATTAGAGCGGGTGGATGTTGACGCATCGCGACTCGCACAAATATTTATAAGTTTTAATGCCAATGTAGGTAAAATGTTAGTGCTTACCAACATTGAACACACAATAACCCTTTCTTGTAAAGGGTTTTGTCTTGACAAGATATCCAAAATGTGCTATAATAAGACATAGTAACACAGAAAGGCCCATAAAATGCGTACATTAACTGAAGCAGAATCTGAACTGATTAACAATTCTGTACATACTGTAGACTACAGCGATGTAGCTGAAGAAATGGATGAAGAATATTGTCAAGATCAATTTGAAGACCACATTGCTGGTAAGTATGACGACCAAGAGGATCTCGGTGGCTTGACAGTTTACTTCAAAGATGATAAACTCGTAGCGTTTTATGATTACGAACAATTTGTCGGCACAATATTTTAAGGAGCTAGTATGATGCAAGAAAAAGAACTACCGCCAGTTTCAAAAGATGAGGCACGTCGTTTATCTGAAGAAGCTTTTGCTAATTTTATGGCCGCAGGTGGCGCAGTGCAATTGATCAAAGGTAGAAAGAATCCTAAGCCAGTATCGGCAAGGGGCAAATCAAATTCAGGTATGAAGGTTCGCTCAGATCCTACAGCACGATTCCCTAAGAAAGATTAATATGTCTGAACAAGATTTTATGGATATGCTAAATGATACGTATCCTGCGGTTGATCTAGCAGGTATCGAATATTCTTTTGGTTACATGCTAAAAGAAATCGATCCAATTCGATTTGATGTATGGTACAATGACTATTGTTCATCACTTGAAGAAGAGGAAGAATATGCTTGATAATTTAATTGACGAATATACTACAATACTTGATAGAGATCCTTTAGATCATTCGGAATCAACCGATGTTATTTTACTCGAATTTGCGAATAAAGTTATTCAAGCAACGATCAATGATCTCGGTCAATCAAATTATTACAAGCCAGCAACTGTGACATTAAAATGACAATGAGAACATCTACTCAAGTATCTCTTAGAGTGTTCGAGTATGCTCGAGAACGAAAATGCTTGACATCTCCATCTAAAAATTTTAGAGGTGGGTTTCCTATATCGTTATCGGTAACATCTCATCACACTGAAGAGACAGTACAGTTTAGTCCAGTTCAACCAGGTGATCCTTTGTTTTGCGAAGATGGCTGGGATGGTGAACAGCAAATCTACCGACCACTCAAAGCAATAAAGAATGTTGAGTATCTCGTCATTCATCACGGAGAAAATTAATGATTGATATAAATGATGTTATCAAAGAAGTAGGTACAGACATTAGCGGCAAATGGATGGCAGTGGATAGGCTTGAAGAGTTTGCTAAAAAGATTATGCCACAACCATTAGATGAAAATCGATT